AGTACGAATACACAACGAACGAAAACAATCGCAAGTCCTATTGGAAAAAAGATAAGAAGGGCAAATGGTGCGAGTACTACTTTAATCGTGACACAAACCGTTTTAACAAATGCAATACAGGTAATCACTTAGGGATTGGTTATCGTCAAGAATATTACGATTTCAGCTTTTAAGGATAAAAACATGACAACCTATAACTTATCTTTTGAAATAGAAATAGAGGAGGGTAAAGACCCTCTTGATAACTACGAACTCAATAAACTGATTGTAGAACTGTTTATTAAGCCGTATTGCAAGCATTGGGAAATGAAAAAAATAGTTGCACAAGTGGATAATAGTTTGTTATAATAACCATATACCGAGATTGGCTCGGTTTTTTAGAGGAGCAGTAAATTGAAAAACTTAAACTTAGACGCATTAGATTCACCTTTCCGTGCCATTTATGAAGAGGCATATCTAGCAGGTAAAAAAGCTCGTGATGAGTATTTTGCTAAACATGGCGAGCCTTTGTACTGTGGCTTTGCTTGGGTACATATTCCTAACGGCAGACATCCATTTGTTAATTGGGCTAAAAAAGTAAGCTTGGGTAGTAAGCATTGGAGCAAAGGATGGAGCATTTGGAATCCTATTGATGACTACACACAGTCTATGGATTTAAAAGAAATTGCTTCTGATGCATTTGCAGAAGTCCTAAGAAAACATGGTATTGAAGCCTACATGGGAAGCAGAGCAGATTAAACAAGGGGGCAATTAGCCCCTTTTTTCATGTTAGGGAAACTACTTATAAAATAATTGTAAAAATATATTGCACAAGTGGATAAAGTGCGATTATAATAAAACCATACTGCAACGGTGCAGTTTTTTAGAGGAGAAATAAAAATGATTGTCAATTTATATATATATCAGCAAGAGTCAAACGTATTTTTGGGCGAAAGTTCAGAATTATGTATCAACAGCAATAATCCTGACATTGCAAAAACACCTATAGAATTTTGGTCAAATACATATGATGATGTAGTAGCACAAGTAAAGCGATATGCCAAACATAAATATGGTAAAGGCATTATTAGAATTATAAATAGTTAAAACAAATGGGACACAAAGTCCCTTTTTTGTTATATAATCGAGACTTGAAAAATAGTTGATAAAACTATTGTAAACATGAGGTTATATGAGAATATGACGACACATAAAAAAACGATTACTAGAGTACTCAATGAAGAGCATCCTCAACAGGTAAGAGGGGCATTCGCCGCTGTATTACGGCGCATTACAGTGCAACAGCCTGAGAAACTACATAAGGTCGCTACAGTCCTACTTGAAGAGGCTGAGAAGGGCAATCTTAACGCCATTAACATCTTATTCGACCGCTTGGATGGTAGACCTCATCAGCAGATTGAAATGTCAGGTAACCTTGATGTTAAGACTGAAGTATTAAATACTGCTCTAGAACGCATTAGTCAAACAATTGAAAAAATCAGACAATCTGAGCAACCTGCTTGAAGAGGCTAAGAAGTTAGCTGAGGAAGTGGACGTTGTAACGGCTGAGGTAGAGTTAACTAAGATTAATTGGTATTTAACACGCCATCAGTATCAAATCATGCCTACAGGCGATTGGTGGAACATATGGTTGTTTCTAGCAGGTCGTGGCGCAGGTAAGACAAGAACCGCAGCTGAGAACCTATGGCGTTTAGCATGGGAGCAACCCAAGACACGATGGTTGGTATCTGCCCCTACTTATTCTGACGTAAAAGACGTGTGCTTTATGGGGGAAAGTGGACTACTCAATGTGATGCCACGCTCTATTATAGAAAAGCATACGATTAGCGACAATGAGATTACCTTAGTCAATGGAAGCATTATTAAGGGTATTCCTGCATCTGAGCCTGATAGATTTAGAGGTCCACAATTTCATGGCGGATGGTTGGATGAGTTAGCGGCATGGGACTATCTAGACGAAGCGTGGGATATGATTCAGTTTGGCATGCGCCTTGGTGAGCGACCTATATTGATATGCACAACGACGCCCAAGCCTAAGCCTCTTATTATTGATTTGGCTAACAGGGATGGAGAAGACGTCATTGTGACGAAAGCTTCTACCTATGACAACTTAGATAACCTAGCCCCTACATTTAGGAATCAGATATTGCAGTATGAGGGTACGGCTATTGGACGCCAAGAGATTATGGCTGAGATTATCGACCCTGAAGAGGGCGGAATCATCAAAAGGAATATGTTTAGGCTGTGGGATTCAGATAAGCCATTACCGCAGTTTCAATACGTTTTACAGAGTTATGACTGCGCTACGAGCGATAAGACGGTTAATGACCCAACAGCGTGTGTTGTATTAGGCATATTTAAACCATCGCCTGACAAGCCTATGAGCGTCATGCTGATTGATTGTTGGTCAGAGAGGATGCAGTATCCTGACTTACGTCCAAAGGTCATAGAAGAGGCTACAAGCATTTATGGCGACCCTGATGAGTTCAATAATGGTAAGAAGGTGGACTTGATACTGATTGAGGATAAGAGCGCAGGTATCAGCCTGATTCAGGACTTGCAGAGGTCAGGACTCAATGTCAGGTCATACAATCCTGGTCGTGCCGATAAAACAGCAAGATTGAACATTGTCAGCCCTATTATTGCTAAAGGGCTGATGTACCTTCCTGAGAGCGCAAACAATGAGGGCATGGTTAGGGATTGGGTAGAGCCATTCTTAAATCAGGTCTGTGCGTTTCCTGAGGTTAGACATGATGATTATGTAGACGCCCTGACGCAAGGATTAAGAATCCTGAGGGATATGGGATTCCTGACTGTAGATTACATTTCTGATGACCAAGACATGTATATTGATGAAACTAAGCCAAAGAGGATAAATCCATATGCAGTTTAAATACCATAAATGCAGTTGTGGGCTACTATTTCAGCCTGTACAGTTCATCCATGCAAGAACTAAGGGTTATTGCTCGCAGACGTGTATGGATAAGGCGGTAGACAGTTCCTATGAGATATGCATAAAGAACTTGGAAACTCTTTACAAACGACCACAAGCACGGTAGTTGCACAAACGTAAAAAATTGTTTATGATAAATTGTTTTCTTTTTCTTTTGTCTTCTTTTTGTCTTTCCTGAATTAACAGGGCTACTTCTCAAAAGATTCATGGGGGGTAGGGGGGGATTTGTAATTTTCTTCTAGTTTCTGTTTTCTTTTAAGGGTGAGGTATGAAGCGTCAATCAGCACAAGGTTCAGGATTAGGAAGTAACGATGTTACTGTGCCTATTAATAAACTTGCCTATGCGTTAACTATGAAGACTGTTTCTCTTTGTGACAAATACAGAGACTATTGCAAAACAACAAAAGTTCCAATGTCATTTTTAGAATTTAAAAGAAGTTTAAAAAATAAGATGTGACAAAGTAACGCCCTATATATATAATAGGTAAAACAACTTAGGGTACATTTATGCCTAAACTTCCTTCGATTGCTGAGATGGCTCTTGAACTTGCAATGAAAAGCAAGCCAAAGAAAGTCATTCAAGGAACAGAGCGTCAAGCTAATCTAAATAAGTTTCTTAAAGACTCAAGAATAAAAAGAACGATGTATCATGGGACAGGCTCTGATATTGAGGAATTTAAACCCAATCAGTTCTTTGCATTCAATCCAAACCACGCAAACTCCTATGCTGAATTTGCTCCTGAAAGAGGTAGTGGTAAAAATCCAAATGTAGTTCCTGTTCATGTGAACATTAATAACCCTGCTAGGGAAAGAGATGTAGAAGAGGTTGTCCGTGATTTAGGCTATTTAAAGCCTGATGAATCGTATGATGACCCTACAACGCATGAATGGTTGACAGAGAATCAATTCGTACACGCCCCTAAAGTTATTAAAGAATTGCAAAATCGTGGCTTTGATAGCGCACTTATACCTGACATGGATTTATATGATAACGATATAAAATCCCTGCAAGTGTTTGACCCTAAAAATGTAAAGTCAGCTATCGGCAATCAAGGCACATTTAATCCTAATGAACCTGATATTACTAAAGCGAATGGTGGCGTTGTAAATCTTGCAGGCGGAGGTAATGTGGCAAAAATGGCATTAGAGCTTGCCGTTAAGAACAAGAAGATTATCCAAGGGGCTGAGCGTGGGTCAAGACCAAACATTATCATTCCTAGCAAATTAAGCAATGTCAAAGAGGCTGTGCGGAAACGTGAAGGCGATTATGGAGCAAGGCGTGTAGAGCGTGCATCTGATGAAATACCAAATTTAGAAAAGATGTATCAAGAAGAAGCGTTAAAGAGAGCCTTTACAGGCGACAACGCAAAAGCTTTAATGACAATCAATCCAAAAAACTTTGAGAAGTATGCAACGCCATTACCTATGAATGTGGCTAAAAACAAAGCGTATTTTGAAAAAGATGTGCCAATGGATTTTGACCAATACATCAAGCATTTAAGTGAACTTAATGATGGGTTTAGTGATGTTCCCTTTTTAGAAATAAACAAGAAGGAGCAAGGCTCGCAATTAACACCATTTATATCAGGGCATGAGGGTCGGCATAGGAGTCGTGCTTTAGCCAATAGTGGTGAAGAAAATAGCCTTGTGCAGTTGTTTCCAAGGGCTGAGTTGCGTGAGCCTTTTCCAAGGCGTTCTCAAGAAGAATACATTGATGCTCTCAAGAAAGAACTTGAGATGACAGGCAACATGGTTCGCCCTGAATCTGAAGAGATTTATGGTAATGGTCAAATACAACAAATAATTAGAAAACCAATTCAATTGCCTGATATTTATGCCAATGGCGGTAGAGTTCATCTATCAGTTGCAGGCGATGCGGCAAAGCAAGCGGTGAAACAGGGTGTAAAGGTAATTGAAAAAGCACCAATGATTATGAAGAAGGTCAGTAAATCAACTCCTGAATTGCAAGAAGCAATCAGGGAGATGAAGAAAAAAGGTGAGATTGTTGAAAGCAGTAAACCTGTAAAGCCTGAGTTCATTCAGCCCAATCCTAAAGTATCGCAAAATCCTGCAGGCTATTCTCGTGCACAGTTTGAGAAAAATCAGCAGTATCAACATAACATTGTGCCAACACATCAATTTAGTGAACCTGAAATGATTAGTCCTGAATCAATCGAAGGACATCCGTTAGTATTAATTTCAGGCGATAGAACGATTGGTGGAGCGCAAATTGTCGATGTAAACGGTAATCCATTGACAAGTCCTGCACAAATGCACGCAGGTGCAAGTTATGGTCACGAAATGTCTGATAAAGGAATAGAAGAATTTTGGGCATCCCAATTAGGTGCTGCTAGTGGCGTACAAAACAAAGCCATTAAAGCGTATTTGGAAACAGGCAAACTACCATTAGGTATCTACACAGCAATGGGTCCTGAAACAGGTAACTATTCTTTGCATAACCTTGATGTGGCACTTAAATCTTTGTATAACAAAAACCCATCCAATACACAGATGCATGCATTTAATTCCATCATGAAACAAGGATTTAAAAAGGGTAAGGATAAGAAGACAGGCGAAGATGTTTATGTCAGATTCCCTGATTTTGTTGGCATAGAAAACCCTGAAGAACTTAGGGCGCAATTAGAATCTAACCCTGAAATGCGTAAATTCTTTATTAATCGTTTAGAAAAAGAAAAAAGCGTATCTACGCCTCTTGACTTGCCTGAGGGTATGGCAATTCGTCATGCAATTACAGAACCTGCTTTAAGAGATGTTCCTACAGGTACAACAGGCTACACAATAGGTGCTTTACATCCTGAATCAAGTTTGCAACCTAATATCTTTCATCCAACATACGACACATCAATCCCTGGCAATTATCTAGGCAGAATGGAGTTGCAGTTACCGTATAGAGAATATTTTCCTACCAACTACGAAAAAATCATGAGCAATCCTGAGCAAGCATCATCCGCTTTTGGAACATTGCAAGGATTAAATACCTACGAAACGGTAACTCCTGAAATGGTTGATAGATTGATGAAGATGAACGAGTTAATTAAAACAGGCAGATACAAAGACGGCGGACTTGCCACAGGCGGAACTCCTCCTGAATCATCTGTTACCATTGAAGGCGTAAATTACGAGCCTGAAGCAACCTATACTGACCCTATGGGCATGACAGTGCCATCCCAAGATGAGATGCGATTGGCTATCAGCAAACAGAATATGTCTCCTATGCCATATTCTGAACCTTATAGTGACCCTTTAAAAAGCATCCGTGACCCTAGAACAGGGGCTATTGTTAAGAGTGGGATAGAAAAAGTGCCATCTAACGAGCCTGAAGTTGGTGGCATGACTCCTATAGACTTTGACAACCTTCCAAAAGAAAGAACGATTGCTGATAGGATAGCAGGGGCATTAGAAACAGGCACAACACTAGGTACAGGTATGTTAGCCTTCCCTTATGCATTTGGTAAGGGACTTATAAGTGATGACTTCAATAAGACATTTGAAGACACAATGGCAAACAATATGTACATCCCTAGAGATGAGGGTGGCATAGAAAACTTAGAGTTGCTTGACAAAGCTCTTAGGGCTTCTATGTTGCCCCCAATAATTCCTGAAATAGGTGGTTTAGAGCCTATCATTTCAGCAGCTACAAAACGTGGATTACAGTTAGGCGCTAAGGGCGTCAAAGAAGGCGTCAAGACTACCAAAGGACTTCCTGTAGGCTTATCTATTAAAGATGTCAGCAATTTACACCCCAATGTTAAAGCAGGAATAGAGCGAGGCGATATACACCCTGATGATGCTCAATGGATGAGTGACTATGCTTATACGGAAGGCAATCCTTCTGTAGAAACAGGAAGTGGAGCATATGCTGACCAATCAGAAAAAATGCAAAACTTTATTGGTCGTATGGAGCGTGGAGAGATTCCTATTCCTGAACATTTAAAAAATAAAGTAAGGATTGGTGGGAACTCTTCAGGATTAAATCCTAATAAAATTACAACGCTTGCTAAGACTCAAGCATTTAGTCCTAAAGATGAGTTTGGATTCTATTCCAAAGTAGAAAAAGCCGCTAAGAATCTACAGCGCAAAAAAGGTGATGGCAATGCTTTCTTAAATGACATGAAGCGCCTGACCAACAATAGTCCTGAATTAGAAGATTCAGGCATGGCTGAGTTCTTAAAGAATAATAAAAATCTGACTAAAGAAGACATTATTGGATTTGCTCAGCGCAATCGTCCTAAGATGAAACAACAAACACTTTCAAAGGAAATGAATATATCTTTAGAAGATGAGCCTAATTATTATAATAATTTGGTTCAGGCTTTGGGTAGAGATGAAGATTTGCCAAGAATTTATGATTCAGTTAATGTAAAAAACAATGGAGCATTAATTGGAAACATTTTTGAAGAAGATTCGCCATATTCAAATTATTATGCATATTCTCCATTTGCAGATGATTATGAATCTTTTGATACTAAAGAACAGGCAATAAAGTATTTAAAAGATAGTGCTGAAAACTATGGAGAAGAGGGTGGACAGCCACTTTATGAAAATACATCTAGAACTGCAGGTGGTAGTAATTATCGTGAAATGTTGGTTCAGTTGCCTGAAAAGAATATTACTCAAGGCAAATTGTTAGATGACATGGCTAGACGCTTAGGGGCAAAAAACTTTGAGTCTTTGCCCATGGAGCAACGCCACGAATTGGCAAGACTAGCAAAAGGAACGGCATTTACTAAAGGTCATTACCAAGACTTCCCTAATACGATGATTAATATGCGTATGGATGACCGTATCGATGTTGATGGCAAAAAAGGCACGTTACTTGATGAGTTACAGTCGGATTGGCATCAGAAGGGCAAAGAAGAAGGTTATGCGTCAGATAATCCATTTTTAAAAATGCCTCAGATGAGTGCGGATGAAATGCTGTATGAATATGGCGACCAAATGAATCCTGAGCAAAAACAATTTCTTCAAAACTTTATTAAAAATTGGGAACAAGTCAGTCAATCAAACAAACCTGAAGAAATAAAATCAAGAATGTTGGATGACCGTGCAGAAAGTTTTCAACGGTGGGTTGATAGACAAAAAATTGCTAATGCCATTCCTGACGCACCATACAAAAAGAATTGGTATGAATTAGGGCTTAAGAAAGCCATTCAACAGTCTGTAGAGCGTGGTGACGATAGATTGTATATGTCTACAGGGGAAACATTAGCTGATAGATATAGCCTTGAAAAACATTTTGATAATATTAGTGTTAATAGAAATTTTTATCCAACGGGTGAAGTTAAAGATTTTACATTACATGGCGTTTTACACAATGGTCAAGAGGTAACAAAATTTTTGCCTGACCTTAGAGATTTAGATAGCCATGTAGGAAAAGAAATGGCTGAAAAGATTAAAGATGATTTTGCTAATAAATCAGATAGTAAACATAATTACTCAGGTCTTGACCTTCGTGTTGGTGGCGAAGGAATGCGTAAGTATTACGATGAAATATATCCATCATTCCTTAAAAAGTTTGCCAAAAAATACGGTGGTCACGTTGGTGAGACGGAGGTAATGATAGCCCCACCATCGTATCGTATTGTAGACAATGAAGGAAAACTTGTTTATTCACAGGATTTACCTTCTAAAGAACACGCTGAATCTATTATTGATGCTTTATACCCTAATGATAAGGATATTGTTATACAGCCAATTAATGCAAGGTCACAAAAAGTGTATTACTACGAGCCAAGCCCTGAAGCAAAGAAAAAGATTATGGGTGGATTGCCTTATAAGAAAGGTGGCGTAGTCAAGATGGCGGGTGGTGGTTCAATGGAGTCAGACCCATCATTACCGTTAAGAGCGCACCTAAGAAACTTTCAAACTCCTGATTTATTAGACATACAAGATTATGGCGTATCTGCACAAGACAATGGTGATGCTTTTACTCTTGGCAGACAAATTGCTAATAAGAACGCAGAAGAAGAAAATCCAAATCTTAGATACAGAGCATCACAAGATTATGCGCAGTATTCTACGCCTATGCACCGAGGAATGTTAAATGCAAGAGTGATGAAAAATCCTGAACAACCTTCCATACAAGCCATGTTGCAATATATGCAAGAGATGGGTGGTGGCACGGCAGGTGTAGGACTGATGGGCAACAGAACACCTGAGGGCGACAAGTTAAGAGCTTTACAGATGATGTATAACAAACGGTTAAGCGATACCTCAGACATTTCAGGCGCAATGGTATATCCATTTGGACAAAAGCCACAGTTTAATGTTCAGTACCGTAAAAGATTTAGTGAAGGCGGTTCTGTTGCTGAAAGAGAAATCGCAAGAATGAAAGAAATCACTGAAAAGGCTATGCTACGAAGAGAATTAGAAGGTAGCGAAAGATTTCTTAAAGAATTTAATTCAAGCAAACCCACTGCTGAAATTAAGCCTATACAGCCTGTAAATGAACAATTAGTTAATCAAGAATACAGTGCAAGACGCATAAAACCTACAGTAGCACTTGAACCCATAGGTAAAGGCGGTAGTAGAATACCAAGTACACAGTTAGAGTTGTTTAAGAGAAAAGGTGGCATGGTTAATTTGGCAGGCGGTGGCATAGTAGATGCACTAGGAAACTTTGCAGGCTATGATGCAACACCACCTGAAACACAACAAACGCCAAAACCACAAATTGATGCATTCCAAGAAGCATTAAGATTCGTATTACCTCATGAAGGTGGATATAACTCCGTCAAAGGCGATAAGCCAACCAATTATGGCATAACGCAAGATGTATATTCTAAATACATCGGAAGACCTGCTTCAATTGATGATATGAAAAACATGCCTGTTGAACACGCCCATGAAATCTATAGAACTCAATATTGGAATCCATTGCAGAAACATAATCTTGATATTAAACCTGCGGTAGTAGCATTTGACGCCGCTGTTAATCAAGGTCCAACATTTGCAAACAATATGGTCAAGAGAACACAAGGTGATATAGAAGCCATGATGGAAGCAAGACAGAAACAATATGCTGATATTATTAAGAAAAAACCCAAGAAAGCAAAATTTAAAGCAGTATGGGATAATCGCATGGCTGACTTAAAGAATTACGCTATGGAAGACTTATATGCTAAAGGTGGCAATGTTTCCATCGATGACATGAAACTTGCACTTACAAGGAAAAGATAATGCCTGAAATGCCCATACCCCAAGACTTTAACCTTTATCAAGAGCCACAAATGGAAGATGAATCTATATTTGATTTAGGCGACGATATTACGGAAGATGCCGTAGAAGAGCAAGAAGATGGTTCTGCAATTGTCCATTTAGACAAGATGCAAACCCCTGAAGATGACCCTGACTTTTACGAAAATTTAGCAGAAGTCATTGATGAGTATGATTTAGATTCCGTAGCAATGAAGTATGTTGAACTGATTGAAAAAGATAAAGATGCAAGAGAAGAACGAGACAAAAAATACGAAGAAGGAATTCGACGTACAGGTTTGGGCGACGATGCCCCAGGCGGAGCACAGTTCATGGGTGCGTCAAAAGTGGTGCATCCTGTTATGGCAGAGTCTTGCGTCGACTTTGCCGCTAGAGCAATCAAAGAATTATTCCCACCTGATGGACCTGTTAGAAGCAAAATTATCGGAGAAGTAACCGAAGCAAAGACAGCCAAAGCAGAGCGTAAGCGTGATTACATGAATTGGCAGTTAACGGAACAAATTGAAGAATTCCGTGACGAAGAAGAGCAGATGCTGACACAGTTACCTTTGGGTGGCTCACAGTATTTAAAACTTTGGTATGACGACCATAAGCGTCGCCCATGTGCTGAATTTGTACCAATTGATAATGTGTATCTACCGTTCGCAGCAGGTAACTTTTATACCGCAATGCGTGTTACAGAAGTACAAGACATTACGCAAGAAGAATATGACCTACGAGTATCTACAGGCTTATATAAAGATTTAAATGTATATCGTGTATCACAAGAACCTGATGAGACTAAATCAGAAAAAGCAAATAATCGGATTGAAGGCAAGAGCACACAAAACGAAAACGTCGATGGAGTACGTCGTGTATACCATATCTATACATGGTTAGAATTAGACGGCGATAAGTTTTCTAAGGGTGACCGTGTGCCTTACATCCTGATGATTGATTCGAATGAAAAAGCCGTTTTAGGCTTATATCGAAATTGGGAGAATGGTGATGAAACATGTACAAAACTTGATTGGTTGGTTGAATTTAAATTCATTCCATGGCGAGGAGCTTATGCTATTGGGCTTCCTCATCTCATTGGTGGTCTTTCTGCTGCTCTTACTGGTGCACTGCGTGCTTTATTGGATAGTGCGCACATTAACAATGCCCCAACCATGCTCAAACTTAAAGGTGGCAAGATATCAGGGCAATCCCAAAATATCGATGTTACACAAGTTACTGAAATCGAGGGCGCACCAGGAGTCGATGACGTCAGAAAAATAGCCATGCCTGTGCCATTTAACCCACCAAATCAAGTGTTATTTGCTTTATTGGGTTATTTAGATACAGCGGCTAAAGGCGTCGTCACAACATCAGAAGAAAAGATTGCAGACGCCTCTAATAACATGCCTGTTGGAACAGCCCAAGCGTTAATAGAGCAAGGCTCTAAAGTATATTCTTCAATTCATGCTCGTTTACATGACTCACAAAAGCGTGTATTAAAGATTTTGGGGCGTCTAAACCGTTGGTATCTCGATGAACAGCGTAAAGGTGAAATTGTTGCTGACTTAGAAATTTACAAAGAAGATTTTAAGTCAGTATCTGACGTAATTCCTGTTTCTGACCCTCATATTTTTGCTGAATCACAGCGTTATGCACAGATACAAGCCCTAGCACAAAGAGCGCAGGCTAATCCTGACCTGTATAACCGTTTGGCGGTGGAAAAACGTATTTTAAAACAGATAAAAATACCTGATATCAATGAAATATTGCCTGACCCACAAGATGTTAAGGATATGAATCCTGCGTTAGAGAACGTATCCATGACTTTAGGTAAGCCTGTCGGCGCATTTATCCAACAGAACCACTTAGCGCACATTATGACGCACTTACAATATGCGGTTGACCCTGTGTATGGTTCTAATCCAATCGTTGCTCCTACGTTCATTCCTGCGTTACTAGAGCATATTAAGCAACACTTAGTATTGTGGTATCTCAATCATACGGATGCTATAGCGTCGGCATCTATTGGTAAGCCATTTAACGCAACAAAGATTGAGCCTTTAGTGTATGAAGCGCAAGAGATGTTGCAGGCGGTGACTCAGCATGTTCATGAGGACGGACAGCGTGTACTCGGACAACAAGTTATGCCAATTATCCAAAAAATGTTGCAGACTTTACAGCAAATGCGTCAAACCAATACTCAGCCTACTGACCCTAACATCATGGCACAGGTTAAAGCCTTACAAGAAACTGCGATGGCTGAAACACAGCGTAAAGCACAACTTGATAAAGCAGAACTTACGCTTAAGGCGCAGAAACAACAACAAGATTTACAAGAAAATCATGACAAACTTGTTGCACAGCAACAAATTGAAGGTGCAAAGATATCTCATGATGTCAATATGTTGGCAATAGAAAGAGAATTTGATGCACAGCAACAAATTGCTGAACAAAATCATGCATTACAGCAACAGCAAATGCAAGAAGTAGCAAAAGCGCAACAAGCACAGCAACAAGCACAGCAACAAGGTATCGCCCAACAAGGCGTTGCTCAACAAGGAAGTCAACAACCTCAACAAGGAGAAGGTAATGTCTGAAGCAATTAATATGCATAAACGCATAGCCATGTATGGCGAACAAGAAAGTAATCATCTTAAAAAAGGTGGCAAGGTCAAGAAGTACGCTAAAGGCGGACAAGTGATTCCTGAATCACATCAGCCTGATAATGAGTTAATTGGTGCATATCCTGAAAGCAAAGTAAGAAATTTACCTGCTAAAGGCAATAAACCTAAATTAACTAAGCCTGAGCCACATGCTGTAGCAACTCTTAAAAAGGGTGGCATGGCTAAAAAACCTAGTCTAATGATTGCAATTGCTGTTGGTAAAAAAGGAACTAAAAATTACTAATGGATATAACAAATGGGTTCATTCATGCTTTGAAAATAAAGCAAAATGAAATAAAAGAATCAATGGTAGAAGGAAGGTTTGTTAACTTTGAGAGCTACCAAAGATATGTAGGTATATATCAAGGCTTAGAACAAGCTTTGGAAATTTTAAACAATTTATTGGAAGAGGAAAAAAATGTCGAATGATATTGAACAAACCTTGGTAGAAGCATTCCCAAGTGTTGACCCATTAATGACTCCGTATGGGGCTAGAATTTTGGTGCAATTAAGAGCGGTAAAGGAAAAAGTAACAAGCGCAGGGATTTTTATTCCTGAAGAAACAAAAGAAACAGAGAAGTGGAATACCATGATTGGTAAGGTCATTGCGGTAGGACCTTTGGCTTTTAGAATGCGAGAAACGATGCAACCATGGCCCGAAGGAGCATGGGCGCAGGTTGGGGACTTTGTACGAGTTCCTAAATGGGGTGGCGATAGATGGGAAATTGACTTTACGGATGACAATGGCGCTAATGGACGTGCATTATTTACGTTCTTTAACGACCATGAACTTATCGGCAAGGTTACAGGCGACCCTCGTGAAATCAAAGCATTTATTTAAGGAGCAATCATGACACCAACAGATAAATTGGAATTACAAATCGCTGAGTCGGAAGACGGTTCAGCAAGTGTTGTTTTACCTGAAGCAGAAGAAAATCCACAGGTTGAGCAACAAGCAAAGTCTGAGTTTAGAACAGATGATGACTTTGAAGATGAGCCTGCCGTAAAGGATGAAGACCCTGAGCGTCAAGCGATTCGTGAAGCACGACGTGAAGAGCGTCGTTTAAAGAAACAAATTCATCGTGAGAAGACAAGAGAATCAACTTCTCTCATTAATGCCCTTAAAAAGCAAAATGAGATGTTGGCTGAGCGCTTGGCAATTATTGAAAAGAAAACCTCAGGAGCAGAACTTGCTAGGGTTGACAAAGCAATAGAAGACGCAGGCGTGCAGGTTGAATATGCCAAGATGAAGTTGCAAGAAGCGGTTAGTACAAGCGATGGCGAAGGTGCTATTCAGGCGCAAGAGATGCTATATGATGCTAGACAAAGGATGGAAGCATTATCTAACATTAAAAAACAAGCAACTCAGCAAGCAAGTCAACCCAAGCAGAATATTCAAGTTCCTGACCCTATGGTTCAACGTATGGTGTCCGATTGGATGGAAGAAAATCCTTGGTATGACCCTAGAGGCGAAAACGAAGAGTCACAAATCACGCAGGTGATTGACAAACAATTGACCAAAGAAGGTTTTGACCCAACTACACAAGATTATTGGGATGAATTAACTTATCGTGTCAAAAAAAGATTGCCTGAAATTTCAAATAAGATATATAATGAACCTAATGTACGAAGTCAAAGACCTCGTTCGTTTGTAACAGGTTCAGGAAGAGAATCAAATGCTACACCAAGGGGTAATGAGTATGTTTTAAGCCCTGAAAGAGTATCTGCTTTGAAAGAGGCAGGAGTTTGGAACAACCCTGAACAAAAAATGAAAATGATAAATCGTTTTCGTGAATGGGATAAACAGAACAAGGTAAGAGGATAATATGGACAATCGTTTAAAAAGAAATAACAGTCAAGGTCGTGAATCTCGTGCGATAGGAGATGAGTCTCGTGAAGCACCTGAGAAAAACTTTGCATTAAGTAATGAGCGTCGTCGTATGTTCCGTGACGAGTTTCTACAAGAATCATTGCCAACAGCACCTGAAATCAAAGGATTCCATTGTTGTTGGTTATCTACCACCAATCAGTATGACCCAATCCACAAACGTATGCGTATTGGATACACACCTGTGAAAGCCGAGGAAGTGCCAGGCTTTGAAAACTACCGTGTAAAAGCAGGCGAGATGGAAGGCTTTGTTGCGTGTAACGAAATGGTACTGTACAAGATACCTAGCGAAATTTATCAAGAGTATATGGCTGAAGTACACCATTATGCGCCGATGGATGAGCAGGAAAAAATCAAAGTACAACAAGACCAATTGTTAAACGCAAGAGATTCTAATGGAAGAGCATTGGGTCAAGTTGAGGGTGATGGTATGAACTTTGATATGACGAGAAGTGTGCCTATTTTTAATTAAGTAGGTAAGTATTGCCGATTTTAAAATTGCGTTAATTGCGATTTTGCTACATAGCTTTGAAGAAAGCGAAAACCAAAATTTTTATTTTAACCAATTTTTTAAGGAGTAATATATGTCATCAGTATCCGCTCCGTTTGGCTTACGTCCTGCATACTTTCCAACAGGTTTGGAACGTGCGCAGGTTTTGCAAAACGGTATTACATCAGGTTACAATGCGAATATTTACAAACAGCAACCGATAGCCTATGTTAGCGCCGCTAACGTAGGTTCTACAGGCTCTGCTAACGGTACAATTATCGCTGCGCAAACCACAACAGGAAATTCAACAAGCCAACAATACGCCGTAACAGGTTCATTTCAAGGTTGTGAATTTACTGATACCACAGGTCGTCGTCGTGTAAGTAACTATTGGCCCGCAGGCACAACTGTGCAATCAGGTTCAATTACTAACGCTTATTTTTATAACGATTTAAACATCGTTTATGAAATCCAAGCAGACGGTTCAATGGCGCAAACTAGCATCGGCGGTGAATATTATTTTACTAATATCACAGCAGGTAATTCAACAACAGGGCTATCACAAGCAACATTAGGTGCATCTACTGCCGTTACTAACGGTCAGCAAGCACAAATGCGTGTGGTAGATTTATGTCAAAACGTAGATAATGCGTGGGGTGATGCTTATACGATTGTTCGTGTACAGTTAACCAACACCAATTTCTACGGTCAATATGTAGCTCAAGTTTAATATAGGAGAATAAATTATGGCAGCCCCAATGAGAAGTACGGACTTCCGTTCAATCGTAGAACCTATATTGAACGAATCCTTTGACGGTGTTTATGACCAACGTGCAGACGAATGGTCAACAGTATTCCGTGAACAAGCAGGTATTCCACGCAACTACCACGAAGAACCTGTATTGTATGGTTTCGGCGCAGCTCCTCAGTTACCTGACGGCGCTCCTATTACCTATCAACAGGGTGGTGTATTGTTCTTACAACGCTATGTATACCAAGTATTTGGTTTGGCATTTGCTTTAACTAGAGTTTTAGTTGAAGACGGTGACCATATCCGCTTGGGACAAGTGTATGCTAAGCACTTAGCACAATCTTTAGTGGAAACAAAAGAACTATTATGTGCCAACGTATTAAATCGTGCATTTAATAGTGCTTATGTTGGTGGTGACGGTGTATCGTTGATTAATACAGCACACCCAATCGCAGCAGGTACATTCAGTAATCAGTTAGCAACAGCGGCGGCTTTGAGCCAAACATCTCTCGAACAGATGTTAATTCAAGTACGTCAAGCAGTTGACAACAACGGTAAGAAAATCCGTTTACAGCCACTGAAACTTGTTGTTGCACCAGGTAACGTATTTCAAGCAGAAGTATTGTTGAAATCCGTTCTAAGAACAGGAACAGCAAACAATGACATCAACCCAATTAAATCAATTGGATTGTTGCCTGAAGGTGCTTCCGTAATTAGCCGTTTAACATCAGCAACCAATTGGTGGATTCAAACAGATGCACCTGAAGGTATGAAGTTGTTAATGCGTCGTTCTTTAGAGAAAACGATGGAAGGTGATTTTGAAACTGACTCTATGCGCTATAAAGCAACAGAGCGTTATCAAGTCGGCTTTACTGACCCTCGTGCTCTATTTGGTACACCAGGAGCATAAGCAATATGGGTTGGTATAAAAGCCAACCCAATTTTTATTAACGTGTGAGTAAGCTTTTCAAGGAGAAACTCAAATGCCTCAATTTAGCGATGATTTATTTTTAGGTGCCGCACAATCGTTTGTCGGTACTAATTCCAATAGTGCTTTTGGAAATCCATCCCCAATGTACTTAGGTTTTGGTCCAATGGGTCGTTCTTATATTTATGATATTGTTCCTGCTACAAACACAACAGGAGCAGTATTAACAGCAAAAACGCCAACAGGCGCTATTACTTATAGTGGTAGTTCATTAGCGGCGACTTCTGCAACAGCAGGTACAACTAATTTAATTCGTACAGACGGTGTACAAGTTGTTCAGTTAGATTATCCTCGTGCTGTGTCAGTAACAACAGGAGCAGGTTCTCCAACAAGTGCAAACATTACAGTTTCAGGCTATGATTATTATAATCAGTCAATGACTGAAGTGATTCAATCAGGAACAGTTGCATCAACAACAACCAACGGTCGTAAAGCATTCTTCCAAATTTCAAGCGTTGCATTCTCAGGCGGTACAACAGTTACCGTATCTGTAGACACAACAAAGATTTTTGGTTTCCCATGCCGAATCGCTGATATTGGATATATCATCAACGCAGGTTGGGATAATGCGCTTGCAGAAGATGCAGGTACAGCAGTGGTTGGTTTAGATGGCGCTTATTACGGACCTACTCAAGTTATTTCTGCTATTACAGCGGCTTCACCTGGTGTGATTACAGTACCTTATTCACCTCCAAGTGGAACATTGGTTCAATTTACAGGTTCATTTGGTGCGCAAACAGGTATTTCTACAGGCGTAACTTACATTTGGACTAACGTATCAGGTACAACAGGTAAAGTATCAACAACACAAGCCAACTATTTAGCAGGAACTTTTGTCAATACCTCAGGTTCTTATACAGCAAGTGGTGCAAGTTTAGTTACACTCAACACATCATCAGCAACAACTCCTGATGTGCGTGGTACTTATGCTCCTTCTTCTGCGCCAAATGGTTTAAAAAGATTAATTTTAAATTTAGGCTTAACAGGTGTTCAAGTTGGTCCAAATTCAACAAGAGTTGGTTTACTTGGTGCAGACCAAGCTTAATAGGAGAGTCTAAATGACAACTAAAAAATTCGGTCGTGAACCAAAAATGATGACAACTGAGCCATCTGCTGATGAATTAGCCCATGAGGGTATGAAAAGAGGCGGACATGCCCATAAGAAACACATGGCTATGGGTGGCAATCCTATGATGGCTGACCCTCGTGCTATGACCATGCGTAAACGTATGGCAATGCAACCTGCTTTGTTAACTCGTAAAAAAGGCGGTGAAGTAGAGTCTTCTAAAGAGCATAAAGCAGAAATGCATGAAATGCGTAAAATTGAAAAAGAACTTAAGCATCATGAAGGCATGAAAGCATCTAAGGCACACCACGGCTTAAAAGCAGGTGGTATGTATAAGCCACAAATGGGTGGATTACTAGGTGAAGGCAAGCCACACCACAAGGGAATGACAGGCGGTATCG